TAGTTACTGTACTACTGTATGAGGTAAGATTATTATATATGCTATCTATATCTTCTAATAATGGTATATTTCGTCTATCAGTATTAACAAGATTTGCATCAATAAAATAAATGCGCTTAGAGACGTCATTTACATTCTTAAAGAGCCAGCCTTTAATTGTAAACGAGGTATCAGCTATGATTCTAAACTTATCTGTATAAGTTACATCAGTTGGTTCAGTTAGACTTATATTTCCTCCCCATAAAACCTCAGATCGTATTTCATTTAACTGTGTATCTATATTGGTCGGCTCATTCCATGCTAGTATAATATATGGATTACTATAAGGCACAAAGTTTGATAAAATTTGATCCATATCTTGCATATATCTTGCAAGAATAGACATACTAACCTCTATATTAATAGGTGTAGGTGTTTTAATGTCAGTATTTTTCTCACCACCTGAGTTATATATACTATCATGTTTGTTAAATATTCGCGTATTATCTCTCGAAATACTTGTAACGTTAATAGCAACTACTGGTAGTGTTAAGTTCTGCGCTTTATTTACTATGTCATACATTACGCGCTGCTTAGGAGCAAGAACATATCTAACACCTATACTCTCGAGTGCTTTTTTATCTTTATCATATCGTTTGATGACGATATCATCAAATGCGCAAATAAATTGGGTTAGTAGAGTATGAATCTCCCATTGGTAAGTATATTGCTTCATATATTAATTACTTTATATATTTAAGCATAAATATAAGACTACAGAAAATATTCAACTTATACAAACCTATCTAGAAAATACTTAGGAATTTTATTTTTATTCTTAACTATACACTCTACGATAGCAGCATCAAGAATATAGGTTACACAATGATCCTTACCTGATCTAATGCCGCGACCGCATGATTGAATAAAAGAACTAAGCATTTTATTCATATACCAGCTACTATCAAGCTTCATCATTCGGCTTACCCTTTTATCATTAGTAGGTAGATAAGGCGCTTTAATAATAATTTGAAATCTCGCGAGATCATCTTTTAAATCTACACCATGCGACATAGAGGGTGAAGCCATAACTGTCGGCTTATTACTACTATAATGCTTTTCGAGAAGTTCTTCATTACGTATGCCAGGCTCTCTAAACAGCATACGATCATCAGTAATATTATCCTGTAAATACTTGGTGATGGTGTTAGTTTGTGTATGAATAAGGCCTTTTTCATGTTCATGGTGGTTACATATTTTTTTAATTTGACTAACAATTATAGGTAAGTTAGTATTTAAGTTACTATAGTTAAGCTTTACTTTAGTATTCACATATATAGGTGCTTTTTTAGGATCAAACGTAGAATCAGCCTCTATGTACTTATAACTATCGATACCTAATGTCTTGCAAAAATTATAAGGGTCTATTATTGTAGCTGACATTAGTATTACTCTGTCAGCACATTTAAAGAGATGGCTAGCGAGCTGATCAACTTTAAGAGGAGTTAAATTAATGCCTTTTGGGGTACGCTCAAAGAGATACTCACTATCATGCCAGGTATCGATAATCATTCTTAACTTACTATGTAAATTGAGTAAGAGACTTAATTCATTCTTCTTCTCGCCTTGCACGACTGGCGTAAGTTTTGAGAGCCTCTTTGTAAGTATATCGCGGATTTCCTCTATTTGCTCAGCCACATCTTGACATAGCATATTAATCCAGCGACCTACATGACCATAATTATCATCACTTGGAAAAGGTCTAACTATAACTGATGCTTTTTTAAGTATCTCAAAGTTAATGTTACACGAGAACTCTTTTACGAGTTGATCTTCAAGTTCAGAAGCTTCATCACATATAAGATATTGCTTCCGCTTAACATGATCAGGTAGAGCAAAAAACATATTATAGTTTAATGTTGCAAATGTAGATAGTATAGCTTTATTCTTTGCAGCGTAATAAGTGCAGCTGTTCTGCTTACAGCAACTTTCTTTCAAAGACTTAATATGAACACACGGTGCATTCTCTACAGTAAAGTTTGTATCGTAGGTACATTGATAGTTTGATTTACCTTTTAAAACATCAACATCATCAAACAGCTCTTTATATTGATCTTGCAATGCTTTAGTTATCGTTAGTGCGAATGCTCCAAACGGTTCCTGCATATTTGCATCTTCTTCATCTTGATAACCGCCGAGATTGTTTTGCTTAAAGATTCGGTAAGAGTTTACTAAGTCCTTAAACATATCTGTAGGCGGATTAGACGTATTGCCTAGAGTTTTCGAAATAAACGATTTACCCGAACCAGTTGGCGCACTACATACAACAAACTTAAATCCTTCGTCAAATGCTGTCTCAATGCTTGTTATAAGATCTACTTGCGATTTATTCGGTTTAAAGTTGCTAGGAAAGCTATCAAGAAGTCTCATATTAACTAATTATATATTAGTTTCTTAATTAATCGACGTTATAGTAACAGTATTATTATACGTTTTATATGCAGTTGAAGTACTGCATTTTTTAAGCATCATCATAACTGGTAGAATATTGCTACACATCGCACTTAACCTATAATCTAACATGCAGCTATTTGCCGCTTTGTTGTACTCCATACTATATGGATATGGAAGCTCGAGAATCTTAATATCTTTATTTTCTAACTCTATATGTATTTTAATAAAGTATTGCTTTGTATTAAAAAGTGTTATTTTACCACGACGTAGAGTTTTATGTTCACATTTAATTACAACGGTTGATTGTAAGAAATGCTGCAGGATGCTGGTGTAGTAATCAAAACTCATGAGTTCATAAATTGTATCTTTCCCTCTGTGGACATAGGATATATTTCATCGTTAAATATTTTCCAGAAGGTATCGTCTGCAGGCATTTCTCTCAACACTTCTACATTATCTAATGATATTGTCCGATAGTCCTGCATTAATATATCAAACACGACACATACATTAGCTCTAGCTTCGTTTATATGAGCAGCTGTTTTAGGAGGTACGTAATTTAAGATAACTCTACCGTTTGTTGTTTTAAGTAGGTCGTATGACTTAGTGCATATCATCCTTCGCGATGGTGATTTATCCTTTGTTTGTATACGTCTAGTAAACCGTATATCGAGGACGTTATCTAAAAGAAGTTGCTCAAGCGTTGATTGTGATACTTTCATTTTCTTTTGGTTTACAAATTCCAAATACTCTATCTTCATTCAAAAATACACCATTTTTAATAATGCCATGATCTTTAATAGCCATGTTAGCTATTGTCACACCGAGGTTATTAGGAAACACAACGATATCACCTACTTTAGTATATTGTGCATGTGGACCTACTAAAATTACTTTAGCCTTTCTCCAGGCCTTTGTCTGTGCGTTTGTAGGAATATATATTCCGTTACGCATAAGACCATCTTTGTCATCCGATAGATCAATATATTCTACAAGTAGAATATCTGCAAAAATAAAACTTAACTCTAAGTCTTCTAATCCAAAATCTCCATCGGAATGAGATGAAAGGTCTATTAGACTTTTCATCGGTGCAAGTGTATCGATACTTCTTGATGCCATATTATTTAGTTATGCTTTGTATTGTGTAAGTCAAGGTATAGTTTTACCTCGCGTTGTGATATCATTTGGTTGCGAGCAATAATAGGAATATTTGTATCTTCCTTTTCCTCCGTTTCTTTCTTCTTTTTTACGTAAGATATTTTCTTAAATTTTTGTATTGGTATTAGATTATAATACAGCTTATACATCTCACTCTTATCATCTAGTAGACCGGTAAAACGATTTAGTGTCTCGTTTACAAACACTGCTTGACTAGCGTCATAAAACGAAAGCCATCTATTTACCATATAGGGAGTAAATTGCTGAAGACCTTCACTGTCGAGATCTTCGGCAATAGTCTTTCTACTAAAAATTAACTTTCTTAGTAAATCGAAGAAATTCATACAATGATCTTACTAGTTGCAATTTGGATATCTTTAATTTCACTATTAAAGTAATTAACCACATGCTCGATAAAGGCTTGAATCTCATCTTCGTTAAGGTTTGAGCTATATGCAAAGCCTGGTGCTTTACTACCGGCCTTAATATTAATACCCGTATGACCAATAGCTACATTGTCTTTCGAGTAGGTAATTGATACACTTACCTTACCTACCCTACGCTCAGTCTTATCAGAGCCAAGAAATGTATCATGCACCATAAGATCGTCACCTTTCATCTGAATAGGCTTTTGAATAATACGGGATAGAATATTAGCAATAGCAGTATTGAGCAAGCGTTGAAACGCTACAGCACCAATAGGACACAAATTAGGAATCTCCCAGCAGAAATTAACAGCATCGTCACTAAAGATATAGTCTTTAGTTAGTGAATCTTCAAGATCGATCAAATTATCACTAACAAACATAGGCGCACGAAATGCAACAATGTTACCGTATGGAGATACTTCTTTATTAAAGAAGCGATAAGCAAATCGAGAGTGAATCAAGTCACCGTTATAGATAGGATGTTCAATAATCATATTGATATTATATGTTATTGATTAGAATTATCAAGAGTACTCTCAAAGTATTCTTTCCAGTAGTTATATGTTCGATAATCATCTGGTGTACCCCAACAAATATAGTTAGATACCTCAAAAACTTTTACATTAAGACCTACTTTAATACATTGATTAATTACATCATCAACGTAATACTCACCGTTGGTTGTGATATCTTCATTGTAGTTTTTAAGCAGTCCATGAGAAAAGTATTTTGCTTTCCTAAAAAACATAGTACCGATGATAGCATGCGTTGTAAGAGGGTCTTTACCTACAAACTTCTTACATGATACATTCGTTATATTATTAAATTCATCAACTTGCAACCACGAATACATATTCGGATTAACTTTACTTGTCTGATTATTTCTAAATGACCATACAATTACATAACTGTTTTATCATCTACTAGTTGCTGATATGCTGCTTCATCATACGTTACACCATTATCGCACGCTGAGATTTGAATCGGTGTATTACTATCTATATTAGCTTCACCGATACCTATTTCACACGTACACGCTTGACCTGAAGTTGTCTCGCTAATTTCAATAATAGATGTATTTGTAAAATTGTTATGTAATTCTTCTCTCAAATTATACTCGTTAAGGTGATCTTTTAGACAAATAAATACAGATGAAGAACATTTTGGTAGGCAGTTAACAGCCTGTACAACCATAGGTGAACCATCAACATCTAGTAATGGTTTTGGTTTTTCGTAATTTTGTTCTGAAAATCGACTACCTCGACCTGCCATAGGCAAAACTAATACAGTCTCAGTAGGGTTTATAGCCTTTTTCTGTTTAATATCTCTTTCTTTAAAATATTTGAGCCATGATTGAAATACTTCTAAATCATACGGCGTACCCCATTGTAGCATTTTTTCAATTTCAAAAATACCTACCTTAAGATTATCTCGTACAAGCAAATTATAAACTAAACTTACATAGTATTCACCGTTTAAGCTTAGCCCTGTATCCATTGCTTCTTTAAAATATTTTTTAAGTATATTTCCACTCTTAAAGTAATAGGTACCATTAGATGAATACTCATTCATTTTATTTGTAGTAAATGTCTCTTTTTCTTTAATCTGAATTAGTAATTTGTTCTCTTCTTTACAGAAAGCATAATTATCGCTTCCGAGCATATGTGGATGAAATCCTGTATAGCACGGTATCATACCATCATGGTTTTTTACTGTAGATAAAAATTTCTCAAAATCCCAAACAGTGCCATAATCACAATAGCTTACAATAATCTCAGCTGTATCATCAATATACTCTCTTGCTTGATACACAGCGTCGACAGGTCCTTTTCGATTATCAGTAGATACGGTTACAATTATACAGTCAGGTACAATATTACGCAATTTAAATTCAATATCATTATTTTTAATATGCTCTTCATTACATATAAATAAAATACTATTAACATTAGGAAATAAATTTACTACATAGTCAATAATTGGTTTATCATTAATTTGTATGAGCGGCTTTGGATCGGCGTAACCTGCTTCAATAAAACGCTTACCTATACCTGACATAGGTATTACTAGTTGAATATTTCTTAGCATCTTTTACAATAATAATCTAAATTAGGGTATAAATCAACTAAAAGTAGTATAAGTAAATACATGAGTCTAGATTTATCTGTCATACATAATCAACGTCGTGATGTTGTTCAAAGCAATGTTAATTTTTTAAAAAATAAATTATACTTAGAATTTGGTACATGTCATGGAGCATCTATGCTTGAATATTATGAGCTATATAAAGAATTTGATATACAATCTTCTTTTTATGGATTCGATTCATTTCAAGGATTACCATCCGAGCCGACTGATACTCTAAGTCATAAAGTGTGGGGACCAGGAGATTTTAGTACAAATGGTACTATTAACCCCGAGCTTCTTAACAAGCCTGAAATAAGAATTGTGGATGGTTGGTTCTGTGATACGCTAACAGATAATATTGCAGAAGAGTTTGGTGATAAAAAAGTTGGTCTATTGCATATTGACTGTGATATATATACTTCTACTATTGAAGCTCTTGAATTTATTGTTAAGCGTAAATTACTCGTCAACGGTACTATAGTAGTGTATGATGACTGGGGCGGCTGGCGACAAGCAGGTTTATCAAAAGATCAACAGTATGATATGGGTGAAGGTCGTGCACATCGTGAGATTTGTGAGAAATATAATTTAAACTTTGAATTAATTAATAAAGTTGTACCTTCACCAGAGTTTTACGAAATTGCGACATTTATATATAAGGATTAATTTATTATT